CGCTGTTAAAAATTCACTCAATTTAGGTGTAAGTATAAAAACATTTATTATTTTCCCTAGTTTGTTTTCATACACATTAACTGGTTGAATATTTAAGACAGTTTTAATATTATGTGCAAGTCTTTGACTCCCGCAAGAATATGTTTTGACATTCAAATCCGCCATATTTGTTATTTGTGCCATATCAATCACCACCCTTTGCGAGTTGCTCGATTATAAACTCTTCATAATCATTATTCCACTTATGAATATCATTTGTGGCATCATATTTCTTTGTAGCCTCATAAAAAACAAGTGCTTGTTTTGTATAAATTGGCAATACTGAAAAATTAAAATCACGCAAAAAGTCTTCATATGCAAAGTCTTGATTTTTAATAGCAACTTTTATCGCTTCGGTTGTCAATGTTTCAAATGTTGTCATTGCCATTACAAAATCTTCCATTGCTTCACTTGTAGAAACATATTCTTTACTTGATTCAGTTACTTCGCCTCTATGGAATCTATCATTTCTAAGACTTCCAAATGTTTGCACTTTGTCTGCAAGTTGTGGGAATATGTGTGCAATGTTTTCGTGGAACCATCTTTGAAAAGAAGGTTGATTTTCAGTAATATCTAAATAATAAACAATATTATCGCATATGCTATTAACCTTAAAGGCATAATCAAATACTTTATGCACTGCGTCTAGTGTTTCTTTACTTGTTAATCCCATTATTCTTCACCTCCTTCATTTTCGATTATCCTATCATCTTTTCTATCAGTACTTTCATTTGGTGTGTCAGTTTTTGGTCTACCACCAACATCTTCACCATAATCTTTCGTATTACTATTAAGCAATAAATAAAGATTATCTTTAAAATCGCCTTCTGCACCACTCATTAACTGTTCTTCTAAATCAAAAACATTCATTCCTATTGACGCTGCGATTTTTTGTGGCAATACAATTCCCTTATCTGCAAGTTTTAATGCAGTATCAAGTCTTTCTTTTTTATTGCTACTAAAATTATTCCCTTCAAAAGAAAATTTGAATTTATATTTCGCCATTAAAGAATTTACCATACTTGACAACCAAGTTGCATATTGATTATATGTTTGCAATGTAAGTGAAGAATCAACTTCGGTGCTTAACAATGTTTCCATACTTGTTTGCTTATCGCTAGAATATATTATTCTGCTAGAAACACTACTATTGCCAGCAAGGTTAGTTGTGTAGTCTGTGTACATATTTTTGTCTGGCAATGTATAGTTAATGTCTTTTACATCAGAGAATGGAACACCGCTAATTTTAATAGCATCGTTCAAACCTTTTTTCAAGAACCCTAAATACAATCTCATTGTATCTGCATCAAATGCCAAAGAATTTGCCACACTACCACTTTTTTGGTCTTTTAATAATGGAATTAAACCAACTAAAATCTTTTGACTTGCAATTATATATTGATTGTTTTGCATTTCACGAACTAGACCTTTATTTATTGCATCATTAAATAGTGGAGTTAAAAATGGCATAATTGCATAAATATCGCTATTAAACTTGAAACAAGTAAAACCACCATCTTTTTGCAGTGGACTTGTTTGTGCCCAAGTCGAAAATGTGCCCTTCCTATCATCTATTCTTTTTGATGGGTCATATTCATTAAATGGCATTTTAGGTCCAAATACTCTTGCCCATAATTTTTTCATTGCTGATGGGTATTGATTTATTGAAATCCCTTGTTTTAAAAACCATTCCATATTGAAATCAAATGTAAAACCATAATCAGCATTTTTGCCAGTGATTAAACAATTGTTTGCTGGCAATTCTTGAAATGTATAATTTTTGCCTGCATCCATTCTAAATATTCCAAAATATGCATCAGTGACTAATGTCCTACGATGAATTTTTGCAAATTCCCCCTTGACATCAAAACACTCTAAAAATTCTTTTAATCTCGCCTTATCCGCCAAATAATCTTTTTCTTTTCTATTTTTAGGTGGATTGGTACATATAAAAGTATAATCAAATGATGGCAAGTTGCCAATATAACCCAATGTTCTTTTGCTTATCGCTTCACCGAATTGCAACCATTCTGAATATGCAATCAACATTTCAGAACTATTTACAGGGTCTTTTAATGCTTCTTTTAATTCTGTAGCACTTAATTCTTTTGGCGTAAATCCAATAGATGCCAATCTATCATTTGTAAGCATTGGTGTAAATGTCATTGGATAACCAGCAGTATTAGAATATGAGTTCATTATTTGTTCAGTATATTTCATAAACTCTTTAAATTCTTGGTCTGACAACGATTTTTTTTCTGCATTTTGGCTATTCAATAAATCATCATTGTTTTTGATATTATTTACTTGATTTTCAGTTCTAGTATTATATCTTCGCCTTTTGGACATACTCACCTCCATAATTATTTTTTTATTTGCCAGTTGTTACCAACCAGTGCAAAATTTCTTTAATAATTCTATATCACTACTTTTTTCTTCGACAATATTATTCATATGTGCATTTATATACCATAATCCATATTGCAAAGATGAAAATCTATCCTTATCAACTTTTTTAACAACTCTGTCTATTGATAAATTTCCGTTGTTTAATTTTTTAAGTTTTAAGTTTATAATTTCTTCAACTAAAAAATTTGTTTGAATAAATGGCAATGCATTTTCTTTATAATTTTCAGTATCATTCATATCATAGCCAGAATCGTTTTTTTGTTCTAATAATCTTAATTTATTAGTGTCTACCATTTCTATAAATGTTCCAATGCTTTCATTGTCATATTTTTGTGCATAATAGCAAAACACTATTTTAGGACTTCCCGATATTTCAGGTGTCCTTTCAGAGTTTAATGTGTCCCAACAACCAAGACTTTGTCCTGTCATTGGATCGATTTGCTCTCTTACGAGCATATCTGTTAAACCTTTTGTTCGCATAGATTCGTTAATTCTATGCCGTTCTTTTATGAACTGCTATATGTTTCCATATAGAGCAGACTATTTCATCATCTTGCATTTGCAAGAGCCACTCACTTCCACCCACTTGGGTGTACTCTCCTTACGGGAGATAGTCGTTGGGGAGTTCTTTGTTCAAGAATATCCTCCTAAAGACCCATTATATAGTACTTAGGATTTAACCTTATACCATCTAGTTAATTTTTTCTGCTTTCGCAACATTCACACTTGTGCATATTTCATCACTATGTTGTAGTTTAACTAGCCTTAGGGATTGCTAGGATTTGTTGTGGTGTTGGGTATATAAAATATACCACTATATACTGGTCGCCCAATATACGGGGCTGTCTTTCTTTTTTGTAACGAAAAGTTACCCCTGCCCAAACCATTTTCATCGACAACCACAATTTGAGCATTAAATCTTTCTTTTATTTTTTTTATCTCTATTGCTTGTGCAGTAAAATCTAAAACACCTTCAAAAACAAATAAATTTACCAACTGTGCTTCTTTTATTTTACCATTTTTATATCTTATAATTTTTAGTGGCGATATAACTGTTTGATTGTTTTTACTATTATCGGAACGAGCAACATCAACACTTAATATATAATCAAATCCCTCAATCGCCTTCAATTCAGGTTTTATTAAATTCCTGCAAGACATTAATTTTGCACTTGAAACAAGTGCCGAATCCGTTGCACCAGTCCAATGAGACATATAGTTCATATCCCAAGCCATAGCACTTAAATTATTTTTTTTATCCATTAAAGAAGAAATAGTTTCACCTCTGCCATAAAAAGCACCTAGTTTCCATCCTGCTCCTATGCAAAAATTTCCGTCCAATTCTCTCATACCATCAAGATGTTTTCGACATCTATAATATGCCGAGTTCATTCTATATCCAGCAGAAGAAAAAAAGTTAATAGAACCATTTAATTCTACTGGGTCAATCAAACCTTTCTTACCAGTTGTTCTTCTTGGCACATTAAATATTGGTTCTAGTGCGTCCAAAAATACTTGCTCATCTGTTAAATTATCTTCATCCATATCTCCAGCGTGCCTTCGCATACCTTTTGATTGTTGATTGTTTGCTAAATTGTTATACCTACTACCATTATGAAACTCAATTTCCGCCATATCTTTACTGAATTTGGCAGAATATATTTCTTCTCTCAATAATGGATAAAATCTAATTAATTCATCATATTTTTCTTTTAAGTTTTGTGCCTCACGCTCTTTTGTTTGTGCAGTAATTGCAACATTGCTATTTGGATGAAAAATACATCGGTGAACTTTACTCATAACCATAATCATCGTTTTGGAATATCCACGATTAAAAACTGCATATGTCGATGGGAATCTTGCCATTACCCTTAATAGCACTCTTTGATCCAAGTCTAATCTTATACCACCAGTTTCTGGAGAAATAAGATCATACCATAAATCAGGAAAAATTTTATAATATGCAACTAAATCTGCCCATTTTTTTTGATTTCTATAAAAAGAATCACTTTCTCTTCTTCCATTTATTTCAACTGTTGGTGTAAAGTCGGCATTATGTGTATTTACTCTAGAAGATTTACTAGTATATTTCTTATTGTCACTTTGAAAATTTCCATATGATGCCATTTACTCATCTCCCAAGTCATTATCATCAAACTTGCCATCTTCTTCTTTCTTTAAGAATTTATATTTATTTTTATTTTCTTCATATCTTTTATTTAAAAATGAATAAAGTTCTTTATATTGTATCAATGGTTTGCCTTCCAAATGCCTTGAATAGTTTACATATTGCCAAATAGTATAATCAACCCTATCTTGTGGTTGCTCTATAAAT